TAGAAGCTTGTTGAGTCTCCGAAGCGGCTACGCCAGCTATAGGACCTGATAAGCTCACTCCACCGTTCGCTGCTACGCTAGTAGTAGGTGTGTTGAGGTCGATATCGGTAGCTCTGCACCACACTGAAATAGTTAATGCATTGCTTGCGGTGTCAGTAGCTTTGCCCAATCCTACAACGTCAGTAATCACCACTGATCCGGGCGTCTCCATCCCGGTGCCGTTAGAGTAGGTGTCGTCCGTTTTATTCACACGAAGGTAGTTGTTGTGCCAAATGAAAGGGAGTTTGAGCTCGACTGGGTTGTTGTCACCAGGCATGAGCATTATGTGAGGCATAGTGCTAAAGTAACTGTCAGTAGTCTCTTTGAGAGTGACTCCTGACAGTGTGCCGTAGTGTCGGAAATTGTATAAGCTGCTGTCTCCTCGATGCGCAGTAGCGGTGGCTGCAACGTTGAAGTCACGACCCCAATAGGATAGCATAGGAGCGTAGGCGGCCATGATTTGACCGTAATGGAAAGCGGTTCCGTTGATAACGAACTTAACTTCCAAGTTGCATTTCAAATAGCGATAGTGAGCTAACTTTTGAGCAATCCTGGGATTGGATCGCCAGAGAGTCCAAGGATCGATAACCTGAAGAAGGTCGCTACCTACAGTCCATTGCATCGTTTCTAGTTCGATGTATCTGTTCAAGAAGCCGTCAATGCCACAATCTTTTGCTCCAGATTCGCTGAAGGTTGCATCAGGCGAATTCGTGAGATCGAGTGTGTACGATTGTGGAGCTTCTAGGAACGTGACGTTCTCCGAGCTCGAGCTTTCAACAGAAGAAATCTTATCCTGGTGATTGATGTCGCTAGTTTCACTAGATGCGACTGCGCTAGTAACATTTGAGTTGTTGTTATGACTTGAAGGGGTATTTGGTAGTAATTGTCTTGATGTCATGGGGGGTATTGTGTCTGAATACGAATTCATTTCTTGCCGAGCTTGTGCCTCTTGGGCTTGTGCTGTCTTGGGCTCTTCGTACAGAGTGTCCAGTGCTATCTGTATAGCTGAAACTGCGGCCTGGTTTTCGCCGCGAGCTATGTAACTTCTGTTATTGCGATTAGAAGTTACTACCGAGAGCCACTCCGGAAATGTGATATCGAT